GCGTTGAAGATCAGGGCCGCATGAACAGCGACAATTTCGAGTGGTTCTACTGGGAAGACACGTTTATGTCGCCTGGCGTTGATTTCATACCAGTATGGAACATTGTACGTGATCTAGAGGTGCAAGACCCGAACAAGGGCGCAGGTATCTTCCATCAGGAACTCGTAGGTGCGCACTACATGCGTGGCCGTAGAGGTCGTCCGTTCTACTTAGACCATGCCATTGATGACGTATTAGAGATGCAGGATGGCAATAAGACCTCCGAAGGCCAGTCAGCTATTGACACATCATGGTTGCCTCCACGGCTCAGGAGTATTACCCATCGTGAGGCCACGATAGAGATTGCCGAATACTGGGGCCGCGTACCGCGCTTGCAGGTTGAGCGGTTCGAAGAGGAGCTTAAGGCCAAGGAGGAGAACAAGGGCAAGAAGGATTATGCCGTGCCATTCATTACCCATAACCAGACCGGCGAAGAGGAAGAGGCTGGCGATGAAATAGAGATCATGTGTGTTTTGGTCCGGGTCGAGAAAGAGGAAGCGGGTACAATCATCCGCTATTCCAGGCTGGATGAGGGACTCAGGCCGTTCCAGCGCGTTGTTTGGGAAGAGGACCTGGACGAGAACGGTGGCATTGGGGTCATGGACAACTGTGCGAATACCCAGATCGCAGTCAATGGTTTGGTCCGTGCGATCGAGGATAATGCCAAGCTCTCCGGCAATGTGGTCGTTGGTATGAAGCGCCGTTACATTGAGAACGCCGAGGATCTCGATAATGGATTACAGCCCGGCACAGTCCTTGAAATCAGCGACGATTGCCCGGACGCGCGCATGGCACTCCAGTCCATAGAAATCAAGAATGTTACCCCTGAACTCATGGCTATGCTTGAGAAGTGGGAAGATTTGATGGATAAGGACGCTCAAATCAGCCCTATCATCCAAGGTCAGGTAGAGCCGGGCCAACAGACTCTTGGCGAAATCAACAGGCTTATGGCGCAGGCGGGTAAGTATATTGGCGGTGTCCTTCGCAATCAGGACGAGATGATTATCGAACCACTCGTTGAATATTTCTACGAATACAACATGCTTGACCCCAGCGTTGATGCCGGCAAAGGCGATTACATCGTGCAGGCTACAGGCTTTACCAGCTTCCAGGCCCGTGCAGAACGCCTTACGAAACTCCAGCAACTGCTGTCTATGGCACTGAGTAGTCCCGAACTTGCCAAGGAAATGAAGATCGACTGGATCATCGACGAAATGTCGAAGGCCATGGACATCGATCCCGACCAGTCCATGAAGAGCAAGGAAGATAAGGCCACAGAGGCGCAGGAGCAGGCAGTAGCGGCAGCGCAGGACCCGGTTATACAGCTACAGTTCCAGAAGGAGCAGGCTCTTATTGCGAAGACTGCTGCTGATGCGGCAGAGAATGAGGCCCATGCCAATGAGCGGATGGCGAGCATAGAGCTCGACCGCGAGACATTACAGCTCAAGACGGCACTTGAGCGTGAGAAGCTGCAGCTCGAGAAGGCGCAGTTGATAGCGGATATTGAATCTAAGCAGGTACAGGCAGCAGGGAGAGCAATTGATGGCAAAGCACAAGGGAGTCAGAATACCCAACCTTCTGACGGAGTGCGTCCCGGATACCGAAGCGTGGCCAGAGTTAGTTAATCAACAGCAATACAAACCAGTGGCTATGTTACTGGGTGCTGCTGAGAGGCGTGCAGACCATGAGATGGACATGATGGACACGCTTCCAGAAATGAATAGTGTTGACATTAGGAGAGATATACGATATAGGATGGGCATGATCGCAGCTTTGAGATGGGTGGCTACGCTACCCAAAACGCTTGAAGCTACGATGGCTGAGAAGCCCAGATTAGATTCGTAGAATAACATCTGCGAGCCATGCCAGTGGACCATTCGAGTCCCCGAGCTACCGGTTCCAAACACAATACCAGGAGGACTGTTTTAATGAAGAAGCTATTTGTAACAACCTTGGCAGTGGCGATTGCCATGACGGCCAGTGTGTCTTTTGCGCGTAACGAGCGAGGCGACTGGGATTACAGCGGGAAACATAATGTTGACGACTTCAGGATAAACAACACGAAAGTCACGACTACTGCCGCTGAACTGAATAGCCTCGCCAAGAGTGGGCGTGAAGACGGCATGCCGATGCCATGGCAGGTTGAAACCGGAGTATCGTATACCGACACCTTTGTTAAATGGGCCGTTGATGATACTACGACCAATCCGCTCGCATGGCTCTACAGCAGCGACAGTACAGGCGCGGCTCTTCTTCAGGCAGGCACTACTGGTGGCGTAGCCAAGATATCTCAGGGTATCGCTGATAATGACGAGGTTTACATTCAGCTTGGCGCCGTGAGCGACGAGGCGTTTTGTATGACCACGAACAGCGGCAAGAAGTTCTGGTACAAGGCTCGTGTGCAGGCAACCGTAACGAATGAAGACTGTAGTTACGCGCTGGGCATGGCTGAGGGTGGAGCAGCTACAGGCAACTTCCTCACCGATAACAACGGCGAATTGGCCGACGTAGACTTCTACGGATTCAACTGCCGCGCCGGAACCAATAAGAATTGGAATGCCGTATACCGCTATGCTGGATCGAACGCCATGTACAAGCTCGCAGTCGTTGCCAACAACGAAGACTGGCATGAGTTCGAGATGTACTTTGACGGCCTTAACCTCGTGAAATGGTACGTCGACGATTCCCTCGTATGGACGATCACAAACGACACAGCTCCGATCGCATTCCCGCAGGGTCAGGAAACTATGCCTATCTTCGCCGCGAAGGCAGGGGCTACGAATCCCGTAAGCGATCTCCCCGGACTGAATATCGACTGGGTCAAGATTAACCAGCAACTGTAAGTAGCAGGCGCATAAGCGTCTGTTTGGAGGATTAGACATGGCAATCGGAAGCATAATGCAGAAGGCTCTGGAACAGGCTGAGAAGACAATTTTGGCGAAGGTAGAAGCCCTGGTCATCCGTATCGTGAAGAAGGAAGTAGCGAACGGCAACAAGCGCATCAAGGCTTGGATCAAGAGCGAATACGACGTTGTAGAGTAGCCACGCTGCAAAGCGTGTTCAAAGAAGTCCCCGATCATAGGAGGTAAATGACAGTGGACACAATACCGACACCAGTTATTGAGGCAGAAGGCGATGTTCCGCTGACTGAAGAAGAGCGCGAGTTCGCAGATGAGTTTGAGAATGGCGACGACCCGATTATAGGCGATGATGCACCGGCACCGAGAGTCGCAGAAGGCGACGAGGGGGCAGAGAAGCCAGTAGTCGAGCCAGCAGCAGCTGAGCCAGAGCCTGATGCAGTGGGTGGGATTAAGCCGCCTGCAGCAAAGGAGCCGGAGCCAGCAGCAGAGGCAAAGCCAGAAGCGAAGCCAGCAGAGCCAGCGGCAGTTGAGCCGCCGCCAGAAGAGACCGCAGTTGAGAAGTTGGCGAAGGCTGCAGCAGACTTTGAGAAGTTGCCGGACTTGGATGTTCCGGCAGCGAAACCAGCACCGAAAGAGGAGCCAGTTGTACAATCAGCGCGAGAGATTGAGCTTGAACAGCTGCTTGCCGATTCAAAGGCAGAAGCGGCGGCATCACAGGCTGAACTGAGGAAGACGCAGGGTGACCCAATTGACCTTGCGGAGCTACCAAAGGTTGAAGACATCTTGCGCAGGATGCCAGAGGGGCCGGAGAAGGATGCGGTCCAGAAGCACCTGGATGATTATCCGGAAGTCGGAAACGTTACGCTGGTCTTGGCGAAGGCAATTGCTGGCATACAGGCGCCGGCAGATGTGAAGCCGACAGAAGGTTCGGAAGCGGCGAACAAAGAGTTGCGCGACGAAGTTGGCGCTCTCAGGAATCAGGCCGCGAGGCAGGAACATGTTAATAAGATTATCAACGGTGGACGGGATGAGGCAGGCGGCTTCGTTAAGGGCCACTCTGATTTCTACGCAGTTGTAAATAGCGCGGAGTTTGAGACATGGAGTACAGAGCAGACAGGCACGGTCCAGAAGATGCTCAATCAGGGCGACTGGAAGACCTGTATCTGGGCTCTGGATGCGTACAAGGAATCCGTAGGGAAGACCGAGAATACAGCAAATGCAGGTAAGAACAAGAAAACGCTCGAAGGCCAGCAGAAGTTGCATGGGGCCAGTATTCGACCAGGCGCACAGGGTGCCGGGAAGAAAGACGGGTCGGGCGCCGAACCTACGTTTGCTACCGCGGAGGAAGAATTTGACTACTACTATAACAAAGACGCCGATCCCAAGAACTAAGGACACGGACATGGAGTTCAACTCCGATGTATCGGGTCCGACGTTTGATGTGAACATAGAGAAGCGGCAGCAGTGTCCGACGCCGGGCTGTAAGCGGCTCCTCTTCTGGGGCGAGTTAGGAGTAGGATCACGGATTTCAATAAGATGCAAAGGATGTAAACAGACGCACAAGTTCTGCGTCATCGGTTAGAAACGTAAGAATCCGCATAGAATCGCCAGTGGACCACCTGAGTCTCCGAGCTGTCACCGCGGGAACAGTAGCAGGAGGTATCAGAGATGCTGAATACATATGGCGATATTAGTCCCAGGACGGCTGCTTTTGCGGCCAAGATGTTGCTTGCGCGCGGCAAGCCACTAATGATTATCGAGCGCTTCGGTCAGTTTGATCCGCAGGGAAAGAACAAGACCAAGACGCGTAAGTACCGTCGGTACGAGTCGCTGGCCAGAGCAACAGCTCCGCTGGCAGAAGGCGTCAGCCCGGCTGGGCAGGCCCTGACTTACACGGATGTAACGGTAACCCTTGAGCAGTTCGGCGATGTCGTCAAGCTCACGGACGTTATCCAGGACACCCACGAGGATCCAGTTCTCGACGAGATGATGACCCTCGTTGGTGAGCAGTCCGCAGAGACCATTGAGGTTACGCGGATTCTTATCCTTAAGGGCGGCACATCTGTCACGTATGCTGATGGGGTTGCAAGTCGCTCCCTCGTCAACGGCGTACTGACTCGCGGTCAGATCCGCAAGATGGTCCGGACATTCAAGCGCAATCGCGCAAAAAAGATCACGAAGATCATCAAGGCTTCGATGCGTATTTCGACTGAGCCCGTCGCTCCCTCGTTCCCCG